TTGTATCTTTCTAAGTAATGGGCATGACGTAAAGTATCGTCAAGAATATCATCGGTTATCGCCATCTTGCGTTTCTACATTGTCAGGTTCATCCATCGGCTCTTGCATCATAAAGTCTTGCTCATCGTTAAAGGTAACTTCCTCTGATAAAATGTTTCTGCGCTTGGCTTCGTTAATATATGTCTGTTTCGATATAACCTCTGTAAGATACATTTTATTCAAAGCGTCCATTTCCAAATGAGATAATGCGTTTGCAGCAAAGTCCTTGTTTATAACTATATCTATCTTTTCTGCGTTAATATCAGCCATTTCAGCCATCCAAGTGAAACAAAGCTCTAACGTATCCTTAAGATTATCAGCCCACATTCCCAATCGGCTGTTTATCTTTTGCTCATCTATTAAATCTCCTGTTGCTGTCGATCCACCTGTTCTCGATACGATTAACTGCAAACCCATAGCTTGCATTTGAAACTCCATATCCTTGAGTTCAGTGCGTCCTGCATCGATAGCTGCTCCGCTATGCTCAACAACCCCGATCTTAGCGTTCTCGTTAGATGAATAAAAAGCGTATCCTGCACCTTCAGTAAACTCTTCTAAATCTTCTTTGCTGTAGCCATGAAAGAACTTCATCGGCGCTCTGGCATGGTGCATAATGTTGGCCTGATCTGATTGTGATCTCCAGTGAGCTAGATTTATCTCTGCCAGTCTTGCATGAGGTGGCTTTGCTTTCATGTATCCGTCACGACCTAAATCACAAGCCGCAACGTATATTTTTGGCATCCCTGTTTCGTATTCCTCAAAAACTCGCCATTGATTATCTGAGTTTTGACGAAACAAACGCAAGTTAACAGTGCCAGATATGCGGCCATCTTCTGTTGGTAGCGTACAAACCCTAATCTGTTCTATCTCGTTTGGTTTAAATTCATCGTCGGAATCCTCAATTACAGTTTCCATGATCCTGATTTGTGTCAATGTTGGCACATTGTCGATTACTTCTGTTTTTATACCAAGAACATCCTCTAACGATAAACTAACAAAATATGGTCTAAAGTTTCCTGCTTGAGCTTGTATTCTGGTCAACTCACCTCTGGCAGGAGCATCGACCATAATAAAAGATATGCCTGCTGCTTGTGCCTCATCAAATACATCTCTCGAAAACTGTGCAATATCTCGACCCTGTAAATCTACGTTAAAAGCCCACATATCGAGATCAGTGTTAGTTTCTGCTAATGTAACAGGCATTTCAAACACTTTACCCGATAGATCATCGATAGTTTTGCCTACGCCATCAAAGAGCCATGTAGATTCTAGTCTTGCCTCGTAATCTTCTTCTGTTTCTTGGGGAAATCTAGGCAGATAAGTCGTGCCTTTTTCCCTCATATGTTGCCCACCTTTCATAAGATCTCGACAAGGCGCTGACATATGCAACATCATTTCTATATCTGGAGAGCGTTCTGCAACTGAATTACTCATATTCTAATCACCATTTTACCTGAAGCCTGTGCTTTAATTAAAGGCGCGATTGCGTATCTAACTGCATCTGGTGCGTGATTGTTAGCATCGATTATATCTGGCATTATATCACCCGACAATTTATCCACCTTATGACTGTATAACCTAAAGTCGTCAATAGCGCCCTTGCAGCTTGGTGCTATTATGACAGATTTAAAGCCACGAATAAACCTTATTCCTTCTTGTATACTATTTGACCACTTTTTAACGCCTTCCATTCTAGGAAAACCATGCCTTTGTAGATAGCTGATTGTCTTGGGTTCTGCGCTATCGGCTCGGCAAGTATATCTATCAAACTCAGGTATTATCTTCGTTATAAAGTTGTGAGTATTGTCGATCTCTATCCCGACTCCATAAGCCTCCTTCTCGATGTATAGGTTCTCATTGTGTACCCAACACTTAACAGCAACTAAAGGATCTGGTCTAAAGCCAAAGTCCACGCCTAAATAAGGCCCTTGCCACCCTTGCACTGGTTCGAAGTCCTCTATTCTCCATTTATCGTGAAAGACTTGAGCATCGTTTACGACCTCATAACCGCCTAACCATATATGAGAATAACGCTCATAGTCTCTTTCTTTAGCTATCTCGGCAAGTTTGATCATTGCATCTGGCACAAAAGGATTATCGTCATAGTTAACGTGAACTAAAACGCTGTTTGTATTGCCTTGAAATATCTGCTCAACTGCATCTGTTGGCTGTCTTGGATTCCAACTAAACCAAACTTCTGCGCCTTCTTTCCTAAGTGTAGGATCTAATAATTCTATTGATCGCTTCGATAGGCTTTGCGCTTCCTCGCACCATGCCAAATCAAAACCCTCTAGTGATTTAATACTATCAGCCGTATGATCTTGCATACCTTGAAAGATTATTACGCCTTCTCCTCGTAAGTTCTTTATCTCAGTAGTTTGTATCTCAAACAAATGATCTAAGCCTAAATCGTTTATTTTATCCTCTAATAGCTGTTTTGCTGAGAACTTAAGTGATCTTTGAACCTCTCGAATACAAACAACTCTGCTATTTGGGTTCATTAACTGTCTTTCGATTACAGCTTCAGCAAAGAAATGAGACTTGCCTGACGCTCGACCACCCTTTGCACCTCTATATCTAGGCTGACCGTTATCTCC